GGGATTAATATACAACACGATCCTAAATATTCCCCTTACTAACATATCTTTCGAATTCCCCCTGATCAAAAACATGTTTTAAGTTGTTTTTACCTGATTGTCCTATGAGCCATTGTTTAGCTCCTTTTGTGTATCCTCCTCCATCTAAAACAATGATGGTCGGATATTCGTTAATTTGAATAGATAAAACAAGGAAGGGATATTTTTCTTCAACGCTTCCTCTGGACGCTTGCCATTTGCATTCTATTACCAAGCCATTTGGAAATTTACTTGGGTTAAGCAACATAAAGTCGCATCTTCTCGTTTTATTGTAAATATCTCTTCCTATCTCAACTTCTTTAGCATATATGCTTTGTCTTAATCCTCTCATAGCAAACAAATGATGGTTTTCAACTTCTTCATAGTCTGCATTTCTAAGAATGCTTTCAACGCAATAAGCTAAATCATCCCCAGTTTTATTCGCACTTAATTTTGACATTGATAACTCACTATGATTAACTCAGTTAATGGTTTCCTTCCTTCTACCTTACAATTTATGTTTCTGGGAGCTTGAATTTCATAGATATAATATTTGCTGTAGAGCTTACGAATAAAGTCTGTATCTGAATTTGATATCATGACATGGCAACCCATCTTGCTCCATTTATCAACATAATTTCTTAGTTTTTCTTGTTCCTCTTTTCCAAAACCTGAAGCTGAATAATTTGAAAAAGTATCATCATAAGGAGGATCGCAATAAATAAAATCCCCTTCTTTTGGGTCTATTTTTTCAAAGCTGTATTTTTTCAAAACAGCCTTTTCTAATGTTTTATGAGCTAACATGATATTATCAATATCACAAATAAGTGGATTTTTGTAACTGCCTCTTGGCACATTAAATTTCCCTGATTTATTGACTCTATAAAGCCCGTTAAAGCACGTCTTGTTAAGGTAGATAAATCGAGACGCTGTTTCTATAGAGTCTTTGGAAATATATTTCCCTCTTATTTTGTAGTAATAGTCTTGTTCTTCGTGCTTCCTTTTGTGAGCTTCTAATGACTGTATAAGAGCATCAGGATTATCTTGAATCATTTTATAAGCCAAAACAAGCTCTGCATTGACATCTGATAACCACGCTTTTTTTATCTTGTCAGAAAGATTAAAGAAGACAGCCCCACCTCCTAAAAATGGCTCGTAATAGTCATTAAAAGAAGTAGGAACAAATTTTAATAGCTCTGAAATAATCGATCGTTTTCCACCAGCCCATTTTATAAAGGGCAACGCTCTTTTGTGTGAAAAATAAGATGATTCAGTATAAGAGATAAAAGCATCAAGAATTTTTTCAGCTTCTTTCATGCAATTAAATCCTTGTATGAAAGACGAGAAAACATCCCGCCGTTTAGAAGGATAGAAGCTCTTTCTCCCTCAGATACTTTTTTAGTGTTGAGTCTAAATACAAACTCGTCAAGGTAACGCTGAGTGTGCTTTTTACTCCAGTGATGATAAATGCCAACATATCCTCTTTTAAGCAAAGCCCATACAGATTCGATGCTGTTCGTGTGGCAATTTCCTCTTTTATATTCTCCCTTTGAATGATTAACGCGAGAGAGCTTATAAATGTCATCAAGCGTACTATAACCTCTATGATCGTCAGCATTAACAGAAGAACCAAGAGCAACATTACGAATCATAAGAGGGAGAACAGTTGAAGAACCAGCAGCATGGACATGAAAGGCTTTTACGTTTCCTTGTCTTTCTTTAATGCCAAAAGCGACTGACTTTGTTTTGGTTGATCGCCCTTGAGTGTTTTTAACTCTTTTATCCTTGTGCTTATTCTTTTCCTTGCCTCCGATATATGTTTCGTCTATCTCAACATCATTTCCCAATAATTCTTCCATACCAATGTTTTTAGCAGCATTCCTGATTCGATGAAGCATAAACCATGCCGTCTTTTGAGTAACTCCTATATCTCTTCCTAACTGATAACTGCTGATGCCTTTTTTGTGAGAGGTCACAAGATAAATAGCAATGAACCATTGAGGAAGCATTTTAATGGGAGAATCTGTAAATATCGTGCCTACAGTAATTCTGAAAACACGTGTACAGTCTCCACACCGATGCCTGATAGAATCAGAGTAATGATATATCTTTCGTGTCGATCCGCAATGAGGACAGAACGCCCCATCCTTCCAACGAATGGACTCTATCTTTTTAAGACAGGATTTTACTGTTTTGAATTTTTGAGAATATGAAATAAGATTGCTCATGAGACGACCTAAATTTATTATATATCTCACTATACGAAGATATTTTTAGATCGTCAAGTATATTAATCCCCTTTTTCATTATTTTCACTTCGATGTCTATTTTTGTGTGGGGTGTAAGAAGAAACTCCTGTCTCTATGTTTTACACAGAGAGGGGCACCACACATATTTTTCTACATCATGATCGTGTCATTATTAACACATTAAGTCAAGAGCCGTTGCAATATTGACACACCCTTCTTTGGTGGATTAAGATAGTTCTGAATTCAACGATTCCAATCGTTAAAAACAACGATTAACCGATTAAATGACACACCCTAAAAAGCCCTCTATCAAAAACGATTCCAAGAAATCTCGGGAGCAGAATCGGGGCATTTCCACTAATCCCGAAAAACCCTGGCTTTTTGGTCCCAATAATAATGCTAATCCTGAGGGAGCAAAAAGAAAATCTCTTGCTTTCAAACGCACACAACTGACCCATTTTTTTCTTGATAATGCAGCAATCCATTGGGAGGATGTTCTCAAGACGATTAATGAGAAAGCATTGCAAGATAAAGATACGCGTATTCTTTCAATCATTTTGGAACATTCTCTTGTCAAGCAGCCTGCGGGGATGGCTAGCGAGTCTAAAGGTGAAAGCGGAACAGAGCCTACAAGAAAACAACTTAATGACATCATCAACTCTTAAACAGCATTCCGTTGATAAGAAGATCGCAGCAAAAAAGCGTCTTGCAATTATGGATGCTGCAGAGTCTCTTCACGACTTTTTTCGTCAAGCGTGGCCTTCTATGGAAGGCAACACGCCTTTTATTGACGGGTGGCATATTGCCGCCATTGCCGAGCATCTGGAGGCGGTTTACAGACGTGACATCAAACGTCTGCTCATTAACATTCCACCGAGGTCAGGCAAGTCTTCTCTCATTTCTGCTGCTTTCCCCGCATGGGTGTGGCTTCAGAATCCTCAAGAGAAGTTTATGTACGCCTCTTACGCTTCTGCTTTAGCGTTGGAGCATTCCCTCAAGTGCCGCCGACTCATTGAGTCGCCTTGGTATCAGGCGCGTTGGGGCGATCTTTACCAGTTAGCATCGGATCAAAACGCCAAGGGCTTTTTTGAGAACACCGCCGGCGGGTATCGCATTGCAACCTCAGTTGGTGCTTCTGCCACAGGACGAGGTGCCAGTATTTTGGTGTGTGACGATCCTAACAATGCCAAGGATGGAGAATCTGAGGTCAAAAGAGACAGCACCAACCAATGGAAAGCGCAGGTGTGGTCAACGCGTTTAAACGATCCTAAAAAGGATTGCGAGATTGTCATCCAGCAGCGCATTCATGAACAGGACGTATCGGGCATCATTTTAAGCCATGATGACCGGGGGGAATGGGTCAAGTTGATTCTGCCCATGGAGTTTGAGTCTTCTCATAGAGCAAAAACCATTGTTCTCCCTTCTACGGAGGGTAAAGTTTGGGAAGACCCCCGTATGGAAGAAGGGGAGCTTTTGAGTGTGGCGCGTTTTGGCAAACAAGAAATTGACCGCTACAAGACAGAATTGGGATCGTATGGCTATGCAGGGCAGTATCAACAACGACCCGCGCCAGAAGAAGGGGGCATTTTCAAAAAAGCCTGGTTCAAATGGTGGAAGAACGCCACGCCTCCTGATCTTCAAATGCTGGTGCAGTCTTGGGATACCGCCTATTCAGAAAAACCCACATCTGACTACAGCGCGTGTACCACCTGGGGCATCTGGGAAGACCAGAACGAGATTGTGAACGTAATCCTCCTCGGTCTATGGCGGGGACAAGTGGGCTATGAGGAATTACGGAAGAGAGCGCAACGTCTTCATTTTGATTACCGGGATACGGGCAAGGAACGCAATGCGTCCCTGAAGGGGCGTGAGGTGGGGATGTGTCTGGTGGAAGCCACAGGGTTTGGGGATCAGCTGATCAAGGATTTAAAACAGGCGCGTATCACCGCCCTTCCGTTTGTTCCCAAACCTTACGGCGACAAGACACGGCGCGCTCATCTGGTGTCGCCTTTGGTAGAAGGAGGCGTGGTCTGGCTTCCTGCCCAAGCTCCTCATTTTCAAACATTGCTCCCCTTTGCGCAGGACTTCGAACGCTACGCCGCCATTTTTCCGAAAGCAGATTCACGAGATGTGATCGATACCATGACGCAGGCATTGATTCGCTTGAAGGATGGATTTACATTATCCCATCCTCATGACATTGACCGCACCCCCCAAGAAACCTATCGACCAGCAAGAGGATATTGATAATGAAAGAAATGACAGCAGATAAACCTTATGCTGAGGATGAAATTTATAAAAATCAGATGGTACAAGCTTATCTTGAGGTGTATGGGGAGTGTCTACCAGGAGAGGTTGTTGTTTGTTCTAAGGAAGCTATTGTGCAGAGAGAAGAATCATCTGTTCAGAAAGAAAGTCACAGTATAAAAATACCCAAGCCTAAAAAACTTGGGTATTTCTAAAAGAAACCTGACTGCTTCGCAAGTGCTTCGGTAGGTGCTTCGATTTTGTCTCGCCCACTGTCTCGATTTTCAGGTGTCTCGAAAGGTTATTTTGAAGGCATCAATGCACAGGAAAGTAAAAATCCGTTGTTTTCAGAATCGCTTCTATGAAAGATGCCGTGTCTTTTTTGGAAAGCAGCTTGACTTTTGAATAATCCAACACAGACAATCCTTTTTTCTTGAGCCTCTTTGCACAGTCAGATGCGTTTGCATTCGCACACACAAACAAAAAAGATGGCACATGCCTTTCCTCAATACTTTGGTAAGGCTGGAAAATATGTCCCATGACCTGTCGGCTTTCCTGAAAAGACAGGATGTGAATCATGATGAATTCCGTACTGGAAACAGGAATCACTGTGTATATTTTTTCCACATTTTTTTGAAATTGGTCAAAAGTCATGGAGTTCCTACTTTGGTAAATATATCTTATAATCCTGTGTATAAATATGTTAATATCTTGTTCATAAGATTGTTTATAACCTGTGGATAATTTAGATACTTTCAATGGTTTCACACGCACAAAGAAATTTTACACAAAAAAACTCTGGAACACAAAGCGAACCTTTCCCTGCAAACGAGGATGATGGATTACTGCACCCTGATGATGTGCGAGAAATTGCCACTCATGCGGACGGCTCGTCCATTTACGAAATCGGCGAACCTGACCTTCCTGAGGAACAGCAGGAAGAAGTATTTTACGACAATCTTGCCCAAACACTGCCCGATGATGTGCTGGACAGACTGTCGGCTTTTCTTTTGGAGTGCATTCAGGAAGATATTGATTCCCGCAAAGAATGGATGGAAGGAATTGAGAAAGTTCAGGAATATCTTGGCTTTTCAATTGAAGATGTTAAAAACGTTCCGTTTCCTCGCGCCTCCGGTGTCTTTGATACCACCTTGTCCACCGCTTTGATTCGTTTCTATGCCACGATGCGGGCAGAGTTTTTTCCTCAAGAAGGACCCGTTCATATTGAAAGTCGTGACGATGCTCCAACTCAATGGCAGGCACAAGCGGATCGCGTCAAACAATGGATGAACCATTACCTGACGGTGGAAGACAAAGGGTATTACGCGGATGTTGACCGATCTTTGCTGTATCTGGGCTTTTACGGTAGCATGGTCAAGAAAATTTATTATGATGAACAAAAAAGGCTTCCTGTGAGCCGCTTTATTGTTCCCCGCGACTTCATTGTGGACAATGATTGTCTCAACATCATGGAATCGGAACGACTGACCCATGTACTCCATTTGTCCCGCCGCGATATTCTGTTCAATCAGGCAAACGGCTATTACAAAGACGTGGAGCTTCCTTACTTGAAGTCAGGGCAAGTCACGGCAGAGGATGACAGTGAAACCAAAGACAAGAAAGAAGACGTGGATGTGTCATCCTATACCTATCGGTCTTTGTTTGACGTGTATGAAATCCATACCTATCTTGCTCTTGAGGATTTTGTTACACCTGACGGGGATGACAGCCACACGCCTCGTCCTTACATCGTAACGTTGTGCAAGAATTCCAAGAAAATCCTGCGCCTGACCCGCAACTGGGCAGAAAATGATCCGTCTTCCCAAAGGATCAACAATTTCATTCAGTATAGCTATTTACCGGGCTTTGGCATTTACGGGCTGGGTCTTGCTCATTTACTGGGAACGAATGCCTTGACCCTGACCAAACTGCTCCGTCAACTGGTGGATGCAGGCTCCTTTAAAAATTTGCCGGGGGGATTGCGCACAAAAGGTGTTAAACAGCAGAAGACGGACTTGATTGTCGCCCCTGGACAATTTGTGGAAGTGGACACCGGGGGTGTTCCTTTGGAACAAGCCTTCATGCCGTTGCCGTATTCAGAGCCCTCTCAGGCTTTGAGAGAGTTGCGTCAGGAGATCATGACCCAGACCCGCGAATTAGCGGCGACCAGTGAAATGAATGTGGCCAGTGAGAATCCGAACGCCCCTGTGGGCACAACGTTAGCCTTGCTGGAGGTGAACCAGCGTGTGCAGTCAGCGGTTTTTCGATCTTTTTACTTTTCTTTAGGTCAGGAATTCCAGTCTCTTTACGCCTTGTTTCAGCAAACGATGGAAGGGCGGAACTTTTCCCATCAGGGAGAAGAGCGGCATATCCAGGGAGAAGATTTGCAGGAAGATTTTACCCTCACGCCCATTGCTGATCCGTCTCTTGATTCAAAAACCCATCGCATCGCCCGGGCGGAAACGTTGCTGAAAGTGGCGGAAAGCAGTCCTGATCTTTACAACATGGAGGCTGTTCACCGCCGTTTTTGTGAAGCCATCGGTGTTCAGAATGTGGACAAAATTCTGAAATCTGAAACAGAGACTGTCCCCCCTGCCGATCCTGTGACGGAAAATATGCAGGCGATGAAAGGCAATCCCCTCAAAGTTTACCCTTGGCAGGATGACGATGCGCACATGGTGGTTCATGCCCCTTTTGTGGAAGAAAATCCTGCGATGAAAGCCCATATTCAGGACCACCGCGCCAACAAATATCTCAAACAGATGCAGCAGGTCATGGGCTTTGAATTTCCATCCCTTGAACACTTGCAGAATAATCCCGCCCTTCAGAACCATATTGCGTTGATGGCGGCGCAAGCCACGATGGCCTCTCCTCCTGACACAGGAGCAACGCCAAAGCCTGTTGATCCCAATGCCGTGATGATGGCGGACATTCAGCAGAAAGCGATGGAATCCCAGGCACGGGAACGCATCGCCAATCTGAAAGCGGAGACCGATGTTTTCAGAGCGCAACTGGATTTTGAGAAGGAAAAAGCAAAAATCGAGTCTCAGGAAGAGATCGCCGAATTGAAGGCGGAAACCGAATTAGAGAAAGAGGAGATGAAAAATGAACACGCGCAGCAAAGAGAGACGGGCAGGTTACCAGGGCAAGCCTGATGCCATGCGGGAAATGGCAGATAAATTGATGGATCATCCCGGGCATGCTCCCGATGTGATCTTGTCCCAAACAGCCCACCAGCTTCAAGCCATGCGTCCTTACAAAAAAGGCGGACATGTGGAAGCCCCTCAGAAAGATTGCTTCGCCGCAGGGGGCGTTGCCAAAGTGCGGTTAGGCATGGCAAGCAAAAGCGGCAAGCCCCAGATGTCCCGCAAGAAAGTCTGCGCCTGATGTTAGGGGAAAGAATCCTGAAAAAACTGCGGGAAGAAAGGGACAAAAATCTACGGCTTTTGCTCGATCCCCAGCATGTGGTGAATTTTGAGCATTACCGCTTTTTGACAGGAAAAATGACAGGACTGACGCAGTCCATTGAGATATGCGTGGAATTTTTTGGAAAGGATGATGATGACAGTGACATATTTTGATCCCAACGAAGGGATGGATTTGGAAATCTTGAGCAAAGAGGCAGAAATTGCCCGCTTTGAAGGTGTTGAGACGCAGGGATTTCAGTTGTTAGTGCTTTTATACATCCCACCTAAAAAACACAAGGGGATTTATATTCCCGATGCGACCCATGATGACTATCGGTTCAGAGCTTGTACAGGATTGGTGGTGCAAAAAGGACGAGACAGCTACGGCAAGCGGTTTGATTCCCTAGCAGACCACAAAGTATGGTGCAACATTGGTGACTGGATCGCCTTTCCACGGCATGAAGGTATTCAGCTCAAAATTGATGGCAAGGAATGCCAGTTTTTGAATGATGCCTCTGTTCTTGCCAAAATTGACGATCCAAGACGGATTATGAGGTAGCAACGATGAATAATATCAATACGCCCGATCCTATGGAATCCACAGCCATCGGCATGACCGCCGAATCCGCCCATGAGCTTGAGAATGAAAATACCATGAGTCTGATGCAGGACGCTTTTCAGAAGATCGAAAAGCTCAAGCAGGGTGAGACGCTTGACGAAGAAAAAGGCGAACAGGCTGAGGAAGAACCTGAACCCGATCCCGATCCTGTTGAAGAACCTGCATCGGAAGACGTGACACCTTCTGCCGAAGAACCACCTGCGGATGATAAGAAAACAAAAAAACTTTCCGCCTGGGATATGTACAAGCATGAAAAATACCGCCTGCTGGAAGAAAAGGAAAGGTTGGCGCAAGAAAATCAGCGGTTAAAAGAACAGCTGGAAGAATCCGTTTATAACGGCACGTACCATTATGGCAAAAGTGCCTACGCTGAATTGGATAAAGCCATTGATGCCAAGAAGAGAGCTTTTGAAGAAAGCGATACGGATGCCATGATAAAAGCGGATGTGGCACTCATCAAGGCGCAACGGGGTGTAGACGACCTTGAATCGTGGATGGACGCGGAAAAGCGCAAAGAACCACGACCCTCTGAAACGCCCTCAACGACAGGTCAACCCACCTATTCGTTGTCCGCTCCGCAGGCAGCCATGATTCAGGATTGGTTTCAGGAACATCCTGATCTGAATCCGTATTCTGCTTCCTATGTCAAAGACAAAGCACTCAAAGTGATCGACTTCCTCGATTATATAGATGGTTACATTGCTCAAAACAATTTGCAGCATACGTTCATGTCTCCTGATTATTTTGAGGCGATTGAAAATTTCATCCATGATATGGAACAGCCTAAAAAAAAGACACAGCCATCAACACCGCCCCCTTCTGTGGCAGCGGTTAAAAATGCCTATGGACAAAGCGGTATGAACGGCAATTCCAGGCCGAAAGTGCTCGTGACCTTGACCGCCGATGAAAAACGCATGGCGCGCAATATGACCCTGAGTGAAGAAGAATGGGCAAAATATAAATCCGAAGAAATGAAATAGGAGTAAAAAAATGACATTACCAAAACCTGTTGTCCGAGAGGATGTCAGACCTGATTTGAATATGGATTACTTGTCGCCGCTTGAGGTGCCTGAATCCGTTAAAAAAGATGGATTTTCTTACGCCTGGGTTCGAAAAAGCGCAGGGGGCGAAGATGATTTCCGCGTGGAAGAAATGGCGCAAAGGGGATGGACGCCGGTTCCTGCCGAACGCTGTGTTCAGTTGTCTCTTGATCCTTTGAATCGCAATCCATTGTCAAAAAACTTTGTGTGCTACAAAGACGTTCTGCTCATGGAAAGACCTGCTGCTTTTTCAGAGCGGGAGAATCAGATTTTGCAGAAAACCAACAGACAGCGCATCAATTCCCTCAGAGGCGTTCAGGATGATTTGAGAGGGTTTAATGAGGGGTTAGCCCAGCTGGGGACATTTTGATGTCCACCTATCAAAATCTGTCTTTTAGTACGAATCTTGATCTATCCTGGGCAATCCCCTACACAGGCGGATCGGTGGTGTGTGATATCAATGATTTGAATCCCACCGTGGGCGGACTCTACGTCATGCTTCCGTTCGCATCATCCGTAAGTCCGGGGGCGGGATTTGTCATCAACAATATTTCAACGCATTCTTTTACAGTGATGGATGTGGCAACCGACACTGTGGCGACCTTTGCGTCAGGAGATGTCAAATATTTGTATCTGGTCGACACCGCCACCGCGCAAGGTCAATGGCGCGTAGTACCGTGGGGAGGGGGAACCAATGCCATTACGGCCTTGACGGCCCAAAGCTCCGATACCTCACTCACCATTACCAATGGGGAAATAACTCCCCCTGGCGGAACAATCAATTTTCAACTGCCTGCCTCTCTCACCAGTTTAAAGGGAGTGAGCGTTCAGGGATTGGTAGCCGCTCTCATTAACAGCGGTGTTTTGACCTTTAGCTCTGTTGTTTTAGCAGGAGACGGCAGTAATATTAGTGTGACCAATCCTGATGGATCAGGGGGAAACCCCACCATTTCTCTAACTCCCACTGTGGCGGTGACCTCTGTTGCCGTGACAGGGATGACCCTGGACACCGATGGAATTACCGCCCAGAGTACCCCAAACAGCGGTAATCTGGTGTTAAGTTCAGGGGGGACCAATGGCGTGATTAACCTGAACGGACTCACCATTACGCAAGCAGGAAGATCTCCTTTCATCCCTAAAGCCTGGTGCTGCTTTAAAGAAACTTTAGGCACTGTTGTGTTTCAGGATGGCCAAGGCGTCTCCAGTGTGACCAAAATCAGTACGGGAAAATATCAAATTGCTTTTACGACGCCTATGGTTGATACCCATTACGGTTTTGCTTTTGGCGTACAATCAGGCGTTCTCACAACCGACAAGCTCATGAATGCCATGATGATGACGCGTCTCACCACATCTTGCACTCTCCAGGTGATGGATGTGGACACAACGCCCGTCACAGTGACGCAGGGTATTTCTGTGTTCATTTTTTCATCTACATCCTGATATTTTTCTGTGGATAACCTGTGGATAAATCTGTTGATAACTTTATCACACTTTGTTACAATAATCGTACGTCAGGCACGAAGACGTTAACACGAGTCCGGGTTATTAAAGGAAAGATGTTGATCCTTTAGCAAGGGGAATCCCCGATTGTCCGTCCCGCAATCAAATTGACCGCCAGGTCGCGTCAGGCGCAAAGACGCTAAAACGAGCCGCTTGTCAAAAACATCCTCTTTGACAAGGAAGTCATCTCGCTATCCACTTCATAGCGTTATCAGCGTGAAGATCGCTGTGTCAGGCACGAAGACACTAAAACAAGTCCGGGTTGATTCGTCCCACCCCACGATTCAAAAAATTTTACATAACTTTTTTATAAAGAGGTTTTCTCATGGCTTATGGCACCAATGCGCCTTTTGGTCTGCGCCCTCTCCAATCGATTCACGGGGGGAGCTGGACGGAAAAGACCAATCAATATTATATCTCCGCGAGCGCCGATGGCGCGGCAACCTATGGAACCAGTCTTTTTACAGGCGATCCCGTGATCTGGAATCCCGTAGCCGCCAACCAGGGCGGCGGAACCATTGCAAGGTATGGATTTAACGGTAATGGTAGCAATGCCGGCAACGCCATGTCTGTTCTGGGTGTTTTTATGGGGTGTGAATATATACTTCCCACAGGTGTTCTCATCAAATCCCCCTATTGGCCTGCGGCAACGGCCGTGTATGCCGACACAAAAATCAAGGCATGGGTACTTGATGATCCCGATGTCGTTTATGATATTCAGGTCTCCACCTGGACAAACGTCTTGAATGACGCCCGATTCACCTACGCCCACATAGGTCAAAACTTCGGCTTTGGACTTGGCGGTGGCGGCGCAAACCTTGTTCCCCCAAACCCTACCAATGGCAATACCTTAACGGGTCAGTCAGGGGTTTATCTCGCCAAAGTTTTTTCAGCAAACGATACTCACATTGTGGCAACCCTACCTTTGAAGGTAATCGGTTACACCCAGGATCCCAATAACCTCAATAACCCGATCAGCTATACAGCGGACGCCACAACCCAGCCTTTTTTGAATGTGATGGTTCAACTGAACAATCACACCTACAGGGCAGGTTCTTTGGGCGTTGTTGCGGCTTAATGAAAAAGGAATTTAGAAAATGATTAATACCGGTCAAATAGCCCAGCTTTTACGCCCTGGTTTGAAAGCTCTCTTTGGACGCATGCCCTCTTATCCTGAACAATGGACGGATATTTACACCACGTACGAATCGGACAAATATCAGGAATTTGACGTTGAGATGAAATTTTTAGGTCCTGCCGACATTAAAAATGAAGGTCAGCCTATTTCATCGGACACCATGGGGCAGCGGATTCTCACCACGTACGTTCACAAAAGGGTGGGATTGTCTTTTACAATTACGTTGGAAGCCATTGAGGACAATCTCTATCAACAGCAATTTCCTCAGCAGGCGGTGGCGTTGCGGGATTCTTTGCGCGTCACCAAGAATATTCTGGGTGCAAACGTTTTGAACAATGCTTTCAATGCTGCTTATCCGATCGGAGATGGTCGTCCTGTTTGTTCAGTCAGTCATCCTATTGACGGAGGCGTTTATGTGAACACTTTGGCAACTCATGTGGACTTGTCAGAGGCAGGTTTGGAACAGGTCATCATCGCCATTCAGAAAATGCCCATGCAAAGCGGTATTTTGGCGCAGGTCATGGCAAAAAGGCTGATCATTCCACGGGAATTGCAGTTTACGGCAGCGCGTATTCTGAAATCAGAATTCAGGACAGGCTTCCTGACTGTATCAAATGCTGCTCCTGATATTGTGGGTGGTGTTGCACCGAATGACATTAACGCGGTGTATAACGGAAATTACATTCCTGAAGGCTATCGCGTCAATCAGTTCCTCACATCCTCGGATGCCTGGTTCATCATCACCGATGCTCCTCATGGCATGAAGCATTTCCAAAGGTCGCCTGTCAAGTCAGATACGTATGTTGACTTTGCCACCGACAACGTGATGGCAAAAGCGACAGAACGATACTCCTTCGGATGTTCCAACCCACGGGGTATTTTTGGTGTGGCAGGAACAGGCGTAACTCCTGTTTAAAGAAAGGTGCTGATCATGTCACGATCAAAACGCAACTGGATACAGGGTGCTATCAAGAAACGGGGGGCTCTTCACGGGGCTCTTCATGTTCCCGAAGCAAAGGTCATCCCTGTAGCCAAATTGGACAAAGCAGCTCATGGGAAAAGCCCTCTTTTACGAAAGAGGGCTCACCTTGCTTTGACCCTAAAAAAAATAAACGACAAGAAAAACTGATCTTTTCTGTCAAGGAGACACGCAGATGACCACGTCAGGGACGTACAATTTTCTGTCTGTCAAGGTAGAGCTTCTCATTCGGGAAGCGTTTGAACGCATTGGCATTCCCGGTGAAATGGTGGAATACCAGAAGCTGGATTCCGCCATGCGTTCTCTTAATTTCATGTTTTCTCACTGGATGGCGCGAGGCGTGAATTTGTGGACATTGGAAACCGCTTTCATCCCGCTTGTCCCTGGTCAAAAGCAATATACGCTTCCTCCTCAAGTCAAAAATTTGACGCAGGTGAGTCTCCGCACATCCTGGCGACAGTTGGGAGGAACAGCGTTATCCACAGGGGGGGGGGACGCAGCCCATGCTTTTGACGGCGATTGGAAGACCGCTTGCACGCAAACAGCCACGGGGATAATCAAATATGATTATGGCGCAGGTAATCTTCAGACGATCACGTTCATGGGAATTCAAAGCAATGTGAGCGTCAATTGTATCATCACGGTGGGTGCCAGTGTGAACGGCGTGGATTTTCTTCAACTCATGCAAATTCCTCTCCAAACATATCCCGTCATCAATTACGAGAGTCAGACATACGGATTAACGCAATGGTTTGAGATTCCCAATCCGGGGGCTTACAAAGCCTACTCTATAACGAATCTTAGCCCCCCTAATTTGCTCAATGTGCAGGAAATCTATTTCAACAATATGGTTCAGGATACGCCTCTTTCGGAAGTCAGTCGTTCCGAGTATTTAGCCTATCCCATGAAAGATCAGACAGGTCGTCCCACCTGCTATTATCTGGATCGCCAAATCATCCCCCAGCTTTATCTGTGGCCGGTGCCATCCTCTCTTTACAACTGCCTGATGATTTCTTACGAAAAGATGCTTCAGGATGTGGGAACGGTGACGAATACCCTTGAGCTTCCGTCCCGTTTTTACGAAGCCCTGATCTGGGGACTGGCGCACAGAATGGCGTGCAAATATGCGCCTGACAAAAACAACTATGCCAAGCAATACGAAGAAGAAACGCTTTCTATTGCGATGAGAGATGATACGGAAAGAACGCCTATTTCTATTTACGGAGACGTGAATGGCTAAACAAACTGTCAAGATTCTCAATCTTCAGGGGGGCGGCATTCGCGGCTATATGTCCGCGACTTTTCTAGCCAGATTTTGCACACAGGCGGGAATCAACACTAATCAGCTTTACAATGCTTTTGATTTGATTACAGGAACGTCCATTGGGGGAATTCAGGCATTGGGATATGCCAATGGGAAAAGTCCATCCGATCTGTTGGGATATATGAACGCGAATGCACAAACGATTTTTGCCCCTTACCTAACCCCTGCCATTGGACCCTCTTACTCCACAACAATGTCAGCCTTGGGCATTTCCCGCAATGCCTATCTTCTCTATGTCTTATCAGGGCTGTGGACGACACCGCCTTTTTACGGCTACAATTTTTCTTTCACCCCTTCTACACCTCCTGGCGCAATTTCAATGTATTCTCTGTATAGCAATACAGGATTGAAGACCGTTTTGACGGATGCTCTGGGCAGCGGAACGCTTTTGTCTGATTTACCGGGGAAGGTCATCATTACGTCATGGGATATTGATGAAAGCATCCCTGTCCTTTTTTCAAATATTACAAATTTTCCTTCTTTATTAACGGGAGGCAATCAAAACGCCGTGAATGTGGGACTCTGTACCAGTGCCGCCCCTTTGTATTTTCCCATTGTCACCATGAGCGGACACCAATACATCGATGGGGGTGTGTTTCAAAATAATCCTGTGGAAACAGCTTTTTCTGTGGCGCGTCAACTGTATCCCACCGCTACCCGATTTTGTATTTTGTCTGTTGGAACGGGAACGAGCAATTTTCCCATATCTTTCAGTACGGCTTCTTACATGCCTTCTTACAATGCTCAGTATACACAGTATCTTTCCAATAGTGTGTTTATTCCGGGGCCTCAACAGGCCGCCCAAAACCAGATGGCGTTTGATGCCCAGGACTTCTACGGTAATGATATTTTCACCTATCAGTTTCAGTATCAGTTTCAAACGGGTCAGGACGCCTCCCTGGACAATCCTGACAGCACCAATTTAACTGCTTTAGCAGGCTATGCGAATGCTCAATACGATGCGGATGCTGTTCAAATTGCTAATTTTATTGCCCATTTTAATGCAAACTTGCCATGAAATATACGCCTGTTGGTTATACCGATCCGTTTTTGTCGCCTGTCAGCGGACAATTAGCGTCTTACCTACAGCTTCCTGATCTTGACAGGGGAAGCCTCTGGGTCGGCAATGGTCAGGGCAGAGCGGCTCCCTCTCTCAAACTCATCGATTTAAGAGTAGATGTTGATTTTCTCATTGATGAAGTCAATACATTGAATCAGGAAGTCGACACCTTGAATGAGGAAATGGAGCAGGTCATGGATGGCCCGCTCATTGTTCAGACCCCGGCGGCTATTTTCCCCAATGCTCAGGCTTTGAGTACTCTGGCTCAGACTGTGACGGCTCCTTTGGGTGCCATGGTCAAAGTGTATAACTCCGTCTTGTATGCGGCCACTCCTGAAGTGGATTATTTGACTGAAGTCCCGTCAACAAATATCAACTCAGGAAGTGCTCCGGGAAGAGGACTCAGCATCTCAGGCTCTCCCTTTGAGCCTGGCGGCACAGTGACATTAACCCTTGATTCTTCTCTTCAAAATCTGGCGAGTTTATCGTCCCTGGGACTCGTTGTCTTTACAGGATCGTCTTCCTGCTCAACAATCGCCCTGCAAGCAGGCACAGGCATCACTGTTTCAAATGGAAGTGGCGTAGCGGGGAATCCTGTGATTACCCTGAGCAATGTAGGAACGGCAGGCACTTACGCCTATCCTTCAAGCCTCACCACGAATGCTCAGGGGCAGGTGAGTAGCATTACGGCAGGGACGGCTCCCGTGACCTCCGTAGGTGTTACGACCACAAGCGCAGGACTCAGCGTATCAGGCTCTCCTGTGACCAGTTCGGGTATCATATCATTGACGCTTGGATCAGAATTACAAGGACTTTCTTCATTATCCGCTAATGGAATAGTGACGAGAATCAATAATGGCACATATACGACAAGAACTTTGAGTGCAGGAAATGGTATAGGAATTGCATATCCTGACGGTGTGGCTAATAATCCACAAATTTATTTGAGTGGCGGCTACCCTAGTGGGTCTTATAGCTGGCCAGTGGCAATCAGCATCAACAACACAGGACAGGTCACGAGTGTTATAACGGGGACAATTGTTCAATACGTAACAGGCACAACCAATCAAATCAATGTGACAGCATCTTCTACGCCTGTCGTTTCAATAGCAAACAACCCGATTATCCCTGGTACGGCATCAATAACGCTTCCCGTTGGCACTGTAGCACAACGTCCCAGTTCTCCTTTATTTGGGATGATACGGGCTAATTCAGATTCTTCTGTCTGGGAAGCCTATATCGGCTCAGGCTGGAAAACTTTGAATACGTCAGGAGGAACCGTCTCGTCCGTAGGCATCAGCGGGAGTACAGGACTTTCAGTTTCAGGGTCGCCGATCACGTCAAGCGGCACAATCTCTCTTACTTTGGGCAGTGAATTACAGGCATTGTCAGGCTTGTCTGTCACGGGCATCATCGTCCGTACAGGATCAGCAAGTTACACACCCAGAACTCTCACGGCAGGCACAGGCATTAATATTGCCAATCCTGATGGCGTGGCGGGAAATCCAACTATCAGT